GCGGGCGTGGCGGTGGTTGAGGGGGTGTTTGTGAAGGGAGGAGAGCGGACCTTCGCAGCACGCTTCACGAAGGTCGGTATCACGCACGTGCGGTGTGAGATATCACCAAAAATTCGTAAATTGATGTAGGCTGCGTTTTATCGTTTGCTGATTGTACAAAAAGCCCGCCCCATTATGGAGAAGTCACTCTCCGACGGCTAGTCAAGCGTCCCCTCGACAGGTCTGATATCCGTGCATGATGCTGGCATGCTAAGCGGCAAAGATGGTGCATCTACCATATACTGAACGCGCGAAAACAACTCGCTCTTATGTGTTTCGATCCCAGTCTCTGAAAGATGCGTCGTATCATGATAAGTCGCTCGCCCATTTGCCCCAACAAACTGAATGGCGCCGTCTTCGGTTAAAAGGTACGGCGAGACATCAAAAAGTGAAACGGCTTGGCCAGTGACCGAGGTCAAAATCGAGAGCGCCTCTGTCCGCCGTGACGCTGAAAAACTTGGCTCAAAAAAGACGTATTGTTTGCTGTCTCTGACGTCAGCACGGCCGACACCGTCCGGCAAGCGGGGGACATCTGTGAGCAGAAGTATTTGGGAAGACAGCCCCTCCAGTTGCTGTAGGGTATCGCAAAGGACGTTGTCGTTGAGATGAAGCTTCCCCCGCCATGCATAGGAAATAATGATCAGTTCGGGCTCGTGTTCTCGCAGGATCTCAACGACCTGCGGCCACTTGGTTCCAGATTCACCGGGAAGGAAATTGGTTGCAGGCGATGCCAGCAGGCGGAAATTGAGTCCAAGGTCACGTAGTTCACGGCGAAAGACTGCACCGTACATCGTCGCCATACTGTCGCCCAGCAAGACAACCTCGTGGTCAGATTTATTATCATAAAAGCGGCCTTCAGCACGTAGCTCGCTGTCACGCGCGAAGACAAAATGGGTCGATGTGATCTGAAAAGCGGCCACCACAGAAGATACTATCGCAAAGACGGAACCGCCCAGCGCCAGATTTCGACTCCGCGGCTTGTTCAGATAGTGGCGCGCGGGAGTTTCAATCAAATAGTAGCTTAGCAAGGCGAGCCCGAGCGAGAGCAAAACCTTGATCAACACCCTTGGCTCTGCGGACCAGGTCATCAATCGATAGTCAACAATGCAGAAAATAGGCCAGTGCCAAATATATAGGGAATACGAGATCTTGCCAACGAAGCGTAGCGGGCGGGCCGACAGACCCGCAACCACACCTGTTGAAGGTTGCAAACAGGCCGCGATCAGCAAACTTGCTCCGAGCGTGGGGGCAATGGCGTAGACGCCGGGGTAAGACAGCTCTCCGGACAAGAACACCATGCTGCCGACGACCAAGGATAGTCCTAGCATGGCAAGTGCGTTTGAATGGCGTCTTGCTGCGGCTGCGATCTCATCACAATAGATCGCCAGCAAGGATCCTGCTAGCAATTGCCAGGCTCGCGTCGGCAGCAGGTAAAAGGCCCAACGTGGTTTCTCCAGCGAAACACCAATACAGAGAACGAGGCTAAGCAATAAAAGCGCAATAGTGCTCCGTAAAAGCCACGTGCGAGATCCCCAGACGAGTATCAAAAGCAAGGGGAAGAACAGGTAAAATTGTTCCTCCACCGCAAGTGACCAATAGTGCAAGAGCGGCTGCGCATCGTGCTCTATCCCGAAATAGCTGCCAAGAGTCAGGAGGTGGATATTAGCCAGAAACACAGAGGTATAGCCCGCTGCCTCAGCAACGTTTGCAAAGTCTTGGTCGTTATAGAGCACCGCCGCTGCGACGAGTGTCGCGCCAATCGCGGCAAAAAAGACTGGGAAAATCCGCGCGATGCGGCGCTGGTAGAAGGTCAGGAGAGAGAAGCGTTCAGCGGTCAGTTCCTTCAATATCAATCGGGTGATGAGAAAGCCCGAAATCACGAAGAATACGTCCACCCCGATAAAGCCCCCCGGCAACACTTCAGGAAAGAGGTGAAACAGAAACACCGAAACTACTGCAATAGCCCGATAACCGTCGATGGCGGGGATGTAGCTTTGTATGTGCTGCTGTGACATTGGCCTAGAGTTTTATGATGTTCAAAATGGTATTTGCGGAAACTGAAGAGCCGTCGCTGCACTGTCCAGCATGAATGTCGATCTTTCAGTTGTTTCTGTTGACAACATGATGCTTCGGGATCTCAAAGCGTGAGCTTGCCGGGACCTATCGCGGCTGTTTGCTCGGAGCACCGGATCTTAGAGTCGACTGTTTGCTCATGGCCAGCTGTGGGCTGTCCTTAGTATGACCAATGGCAGCAGTACGCAGTTTGCGAGCGTCCAAGCATAGTGCAGCAATAGTCGGTGTCGGCTCTGAGCCGCCGTTCGCCGCAAGACGCATCAAGTTCGGCTAGGCACCGGAAGCTGATGGAATTGCGATTTAGGTCAGTTTTCGAAAAATCGCTTGCTGCAACATTAACTGTCACGCACTGCAAAACCTGATGTCACGCTTGTAGGGAAACAAAGAGACTTGCAGTTGCCGGAAGAGAGCGGGCCAAGCCGGAAGACATCGGAAAGGCCCTTTAAAATAACCCCTTCAGATCGGATTGATGCCCTTGTCCCTGCGGCGCTGCTGGTTTTGCATATGGCCACTTATGCGCCCTTTCAGGCCCTGTGGTTGACCTGATCCGACCTCCGCGCAACGAGCCGACGAATGCGCCTCAAACCCCATTTAAACCGGCATTCAAAGCGCTCAGTGTGCCGTCTGGCAACCCTCGACTGCCAGCTTTACGACCTCCGAAGTGGGACGTCCGCGTCCCACTTCGGCAGTTGCGTCCCACTTCTACGCGAAAGGCATATTTTTGAAGGTATCTGAGGACCATCATTGTGCTCGAGCTGTCGGCAAGGTGGGACGTCTCTTACCCTGCTTACAAGAGCGAGATTGCGACCGCTCCCACCGATTGCCAGCGTCCGGCCGTCACTGTAAACACTCCAGCCGTAGCCCGCATTATCGCAATTTTGAGCTCGACCGAAAGCTAATGTGAGCCAAGATCATGCAGGACGAGTAAAGCCACCTTGCGCATTCTCTAACTGCGCTGCAGATGCGGATACCAGATCCGGGTGGGCTTGAATTGATCAGCGGTGAGCGTAAGCATCTTATACTTATCTCGCGCTTTGGACATGCAATAAAATGAATAAGGGTTGGCAGCGACGGCGTAATCTTCGGGTTGGTCGTTGAATAATAGTGCGCCTGGAACGATCGGGCTGCGCTTGGTGATCGGCAACACCTGACGACGGTAAACCGCCATGAAGTCTCCGATTGTATCAGGACTAACGGATGTGTTTTGAAACACCTGCTTCCAGAAATAATTAGCGTAACGTCCGTCCATCAACTGACGGTATACCTGCAAATTCGGACCCCAAAACGCCCCCATTTTACTGTCGGGCGCGATAGTTGTCATCGGAGCTGGCATCCAGCGCCAAACGACTTGGCCAAAATCTGATGTTTGAAGACGCGGGGCACCGTAGTTTGGGCAAACAAGGACCGTTTTGATTACGATCCCCTCAGCTTCCACAACCACTGCTGTTTCAAGACCACCCGGGCTCATGGGATGCGAGAAGCGTACGATCTCACCAGGGTAGTAGGCCCCTGTCTCGCTCTCGGCGTAGCCAAACATGCTCGACAACAACATTGGGTTTACTTTGCGAAACCCAGAGGCGAACGTGCGGGAATAATACTGCTTAGCCTCGGGACTAGCTTCCATTGAAGCATAGAATGCCATCTGAAGAGCATCCAACGCACTTAGGTTTGGTGGGTTTTCGGCCAAAGCAAGCAGAGCGGACGAAGCCATAGTATACTTATTTGCCTTGCCCGGTCTGTAGTTCGCAACAATGCTATATCCGTTGGCAAATCGATGGTTGATGAGATTTAAAGATATGCGGCGCATACTTGTTATCTCGTTGCGAAGGCTATGGTATTCGGCGTGTCCTGCGGGTGCGTCAGCAGCAAACGCCACATCGGAGACCTCAGTGTCTAAAGGGTCGTACGTCGGGTAAATTGCTAAATTTTCTGGCATAAACTCGCTCGTGTTCGCAGCCGCTGCATCATCATTGCCGCCGAACCAAGTGTCCCAATCCCAAAAATTCAGGCCCTGAGTGTTGAACTTTTCCTCAACCGCAACACTTGCCATACCTTTTGAAACTTGAACGGAGGTGTTGGCGGGATCAAGAATGATATTCCTATTCTCACCGCCAATCCCAGGCGCTGTATGGTCGCCTGTAAACGTCTCGGCCAGCTTGTTGCCTTTTTTGATCACTTCTGCAATTTGCGCATCTTTTTGTGTGGCGCAATCACACACATCCCTCAGGCACGCGCGCATCAATTCTAACATTTTAGACTCAGGCGGATTGATCCTTTGGTGCAATGTTTGCCGCTTGGACTTCACAAATTGTGTGCTTTCGGGGGATAGATTTGGTATCTCATTTTGCTGGGCTGGGACTACCTTCACGCCGACAATATGCTTGTATTTGCCGGAAAATGTCTTCCATTCTAGTTGCAACTGCACATTGGAGTCTGGCGGTAGCTCATTCTCGATCATATCGACTAGCTGGTCTAGTTCGCCTAAGTCAACGATGTCTTCTGGCGCAGGGCCCGCCCAGCCATAATACAAATCTCCTACAACATTCAAAAGTACTTTTGCGGCACGAAACGAATTGCCTACAACTCCACTTTTCTGACGCCACTTGCTGGTCTCGAAAAACTCCTGCAACTTATAGAGTTTCTCATAGTCTGTTGCCGCAGCTTTCATATCCGTATTAGAATTCATTATCTGCAACCTTCTCAATTTTTTGGGTAAATACGGGCGATCATTTCGCAATCCATTTTCGAGAGACGAACCGTTCGGGGCAGCTCAAAGTTGCCTTTCGTTAAGTGCTGTTGAACTGGATAATGCATAATTGAATTTGGATCATATGGTGCATATTCTACAACATCCGACGTCTTAAAAAACGCCAGCTCAATCTTGGAATCGTCCCAACCGTGCTTGCGGTACTCTTCAAAGACCTTCGCACGATCCCACGGGATATTAGCTTCGGGGTGTTTTTGCTCGTGCGCCAAGCCCAGAGCATGGCCGAATTCATGCAAAATCGTTGATTGGTAACCCGCTATATCGTACCTGTCGGACGCTAGCACCGACAAGTTCATTGTCGGCTGGTTTATTGCAATCTTACGGGCGTCGGTGCCGACATAAGAGTAGTTTCCTGGTCTGCCTGTGCCGATGCGAATGTCGCCGCTGTGATCTGCCAGGTTGAATGATATATTCGCATACTTTGACCAGCCTCGAGCGATGCCAATTGTAGCAATCTGGATTAGCGGGTGTACGGGATCAATAAACGAAACTCTTAGTTTGCTACCTGTTGGCCAAAACTTGTCGACGTAGGTGGTGCCTTGAGGAGCTACGTCATCGAAGTTCCGCTCAGGAAGCCGTGGCAAGACCTGGGACGTGCACAATAAGGAACTTAACGTCATCAGAAACGTCCAAGCAGAATCAGCTACATCACCACAATGTTACCACAATTTTTAAGTTAGTGACTGAAAACTCTGCTCAGCAGAGCGAGTAAAAAGCTTAGGTTTCTAGCTCCGGCGGTAGGCCACTGCCTCTAGGCATTGTAGCAGGATCTGCAGCAGTACAATTTTGAATTCTGGCTCATCCTTGCATTCCAAAGAAAGGATCAGACCATAGGATCAAACACCAAGGCTTTTACCTACCAAAGAGATACGTCTTGTTCATCCTTCGGTAGAGAATTTTTAGGGCTGTTCGATAGTCTTCCGAAGCGTTCAGTTCCCGAAACTGTTCCTGCGAAAGGTTCGCAAAACAGTCATAGGGCCTGCTAAACCGTGGCCGACCTTGCACGGCTAAACCTACTGCTGTCTCTACATCTGGGCGTAGGCCCAAGGTGTCGATTAACGCGATGTAGTTTTCGCCACCGGAGTTTAGATTTGCAAAGTGACAAATTATGACTTGGTCAACGATCGTTCTGTCTTGATCAATAGGCCAATCCTTCTTGAACCATTCGATCGCCTGAAAAACGCCTGTGATCAGAACGATAGCCCAAATCACTTTGAAGAGCCGACTAAGCACTCAAGTGCCTCTTCTCGAACTTGGTCGAAATGCGTTTTCCTCATCGAAGGAGCATGTCACCGCCAACTATGCCCAGACCAGACGACCTTACCGATCAGGCGTATCAGGTTGGCTTCGGCGGGTTTGCGGATCTCGATGGCGTGGTCGGGGTTGTCGGACCGGATGAGGAGCTGGTCGTCGAGGCGTTCCAGGCGTTTGATTCGGGCGTCGCCGGTGACGTCGACGAAGGCATAGACGCCGCGGTCGCGCAGGGTGGTTTGGCGCTCGTCCACCAGGACAAGATCACCGTCGGACAGCGTGGGAAGCATGCTGTCGCCCTGGACGCCCAGGACACAACACTTGTCGGCGATCAGGCCGGCCGAGGTCATCCAAGCGGCACGGAAGGCGACGGGTGCCAAGGGCGCAGAGTTGTCACCATTCAGACCAGGTCCCGCAGATAGCTTGACGTCGTAGCGCCGGACTTTGACGAACTCTTGATCGTCGGCTTCTTCCTGGCTTGCGTCACTAGGCGCGAACTGCCGAGGTGGTCCGAAATACAGCTCCATTCCCAGAACGTTCGCGAGCTTAGCTAGCGTGAGATAGTTGTATCTCTTAACTGCGCCCTTCTGCATGCGCAGATTTTTGATTGCGGACGGGTTGCCGACGGCCAACTGCGATGCAGCAGCGTCCGATAGTCCAGCCCTTTTTAGGGCCTCATCAAGTGCTTCCAACACGTCGTCCATGCCTCTCATTAGCCACTGTGGGCTAGCCAAGCAACTTTAAGCGTTTCAATAGCTGAAACTAGCCACAAGTAGCTTGACACTAAAAGCCACTGGTGGCTAGATGACTGCATGACAGTTCTTACGCAACACATCGTTTCGCTCTCGGAAACACTCGCCTCACATCAGGGTGTATCGCACTGGGCAGTATCCTCTCAGGTCTCCTCCAAAGGTGACCTGATCCATCGGCTTATGAACGATGGTGACGTCAACACACGCACCTATGAGACCGTCATGAAACGGTTTGACGCGATCTGGCCCGCCGATCTGGCGTGGCCTGCCGATGTTCCGCGCCCGTCCAGCAAGGGGAAAGCCGCATGACCTTGGTCCCTTTCACTACGTCACCCGCCGTTCAAATGGCGGCAGATGCCGCAGAGCTGATGACCGAGGAACAGCGCGTGGCCTTTGCCATGCAACTGATCCTGTCGATCACCGCGCCAAGTTGCGGCCAGCATCTGATGCGCGTGTCAGTGCAAGCGCGAACGATTGCAGACCAGATTGAACGGACACGCCAGATCGCCAGAGCTGTGAGTGCGCACCATGTATGACCTGCGCACAATCCTGACGGACATTCTTGGTGTCATTGCACTCGCCATCATCCTGATCGGTAGCCTGTTCATTGCGGGTGGCCTGTCATGAGCCGCGCAAAGTTAATCCCCACCGTCACCGCGCTGTCCCGGTCGTCCATCGTGATCCCGACGGACCGCCTGCGCGAGGTTGATCCTGTCGCAATCGGGTCCATCGTGCGGTCGATCGAAGAGCACGGGTTGCTGACACCGATCATTGTCAGACGACTGCCCAAGGGCCGTTTCGAACTGATTGACGGGGCGCATCGGATGGCCGCGCTCAAGCTGCTGAAACTGGATGACATTCCGGTCCGCTGCTACGAAGGACCAGCCGCCGCGATCCGACTAATCGAGATCGACGCCAACCTTGCCCGCGCCGATCTGAACGATCTTGACCGTGCCATTCACCTGGCCGCGCGTCGTCGTGAATATCTGGCGGAACACCCTGAAACGGCGCAGGGTAAAATGGGAATGGCGGTTCGTTGGGATACAAGTGCCGACTCGGCACTTGTATCTTTCGTGACCCAAACCGAGCGTCAGACAGGCCTTTCGCGGCGTAAAATTTTCAAGCTGATCGAGGCTGGCGAAGCGATCAACAAGACCATGGCGGCCCGCCTGCACGCGGCCCCGGCGCGCACCACGCTGAACGACCTCTTGGCATTCGCCAAGGCTGACCCCGACCTGCGCGAGGACGCCGTCGAGGCCTTTGCCAACGGTGAGGTCAAGAAGCTGGCGCAAGCGTTGAAACCGGTCCGTCATCGCCCCGTTAAAGACCCTGTTGAACAGCAGTTGATGGCCCTGCGCGATGCCTGGGCGCGGTCCAGCAAAGCGGCGCGCAGACGGTTCGTCGCCATGCAGGCCGATGATCTGGCCGCGCTGCTGGACGCCATCGACGACGAGGGCGCTGACGCACCATGACCCGCACACCGCAACAGGAATGGTGGACCGCTGCCGAGATTGCGGCCGCAGGGCTGCCAGATATGCCCGGCACCAAGCGCCGCATCAACGCGATGGCACAGCGCCTTGGCTGGGATCGCGCGCCCCAACTGGTGCGCCGTCGTGCCGGTCGCGGTGGTGGGCGCGAATACCATTGGACGCTGTTTCCGGCCCGCGCACAGCAAAAGCTGCTGACCACGTCCAGCGATGCTGCCGCCCTGCCCGCTGCATCCGACAAGCCCAGCCGCGACGAAGCTTGGGCGTGGTTCGAGGGGCTGCCCGTCAAGGCCAAAGCCACGGCAGAGGAACGCCTGAAAGTGATCCAGTCCGTCGAGGCAATGGAGCAAGGCGGGGCCAGCCGGATCGTCGCGGTCGATGATGCGGCGGCGCTGTCGGGCAAATCCCAGCGCACCATCTTTAACTGGTTCGCCATGATCGACGGTGTGCGGTCCGATGACCGCCTGCCCTATCTCGCGCCCCGTCACCGCGCCGCGGTCAAGGGCAAGCGGCGCGCGACCATCGATCCCACGTTCCTCGACTACATCAAGGCCGATTATTTGCGCCCCGAGGCCCCCAGCCTCAAATCCGTCTACGACCGGGTCGTGCGGATCGCCAAGACAGAGGGGCTGGACGTTGCCCCGCTGCACACGGTCCGCCGTCAGTTGGACCGTGACCTGTCGCCAACCATGCTGACGCTGGCGCGCAAGGGATATGAGGCGCTGAAACGCATGCGCCCGGCCCAGACCCGCGACAAATCCGCGATGCAGGCGCTGGAAGGGATCAACGGCGACTTTCACCGCTTTGACGTGTTCGTGCAGTTCCCGGCGACGGCGGACGGCCTGCGGGCCGAGATCGCCCGGCCGCAGTTATGCGCGTTTCAGGATATCTATTCCGGCAAGCTGCTGGCCCACCGGATCGACCGGACGGCCAACAGCCATTGCGTCCAGCTTACCATCGGCGATCTGATCGAACGCTGGGGCATCCCCGAGCATATGCTCTTGGACAACGGGCGCGAGTTCGCATCAAAGATGATCACCGGTGGGGTCAAGAACCGCTTCCGCTTCAAGGTCAAAGAGGACGATCCATCCGGTCTGCTGACCAGCCTTGGCTGCGAGATCCACTGGGCCTTGCCGTTTTCAGGGCAGTCAAAGCCCATTGAGCGCGCGTTCCGTGATCTGTGCGATCGCATCGCCAAGCATCCGGCGTTTGCCGGGGCCTACACGGGCAACACGCCGCTGGCAAAGCCCGAGAACTATGGCGAACGGGCGGTGCCGCTGGCGCTGTTCACCCAGATCGTCGACGAAGAGATCGCAGCCCACAACGCGCGGCCCGATCGCAGGTCAGAGATCGCCTATGGCCGCAGCTTCGACGACGTGTTCGCCGAAAGTTACGCGACCGCACCGATCCGCAAGGCGACCGAGGCGCAGCGCAGGCTGTGGCTGATGGGTGCCGAGGGCATCAAGGTCAACGCCAACACCGGCCAGATCAATTTCATGCGCAACCGCTATTGGGCGGACTGGATGCACGGGATCATGGGCCAGAAGGTCGTGGTCCGGTTCGACCGTCAGGCACTCTGGGACGGTCTGCACATCTATTCCAACGCCAACGAATACCTCGGCTTTGCGCCCTGCTCGGAAAAGTCAGGCTTCTTTGATGTCGACGACGCCCGTGCCACCGCCCGCGCCAAGCGCGAATACACCAAGGCGGCCAAGGGCGAACTGGACGCCTACCGGCAGTTGACCGCGCGCGATGTTGCCGATGCCCTCCCGCCCGTCGAGGTCGCGGACGAGCCCGTCGCTGCCAAGGTCGTGCGACCGTTCTTTGACAAGGCGCGCGCGCCGTCACCGGCCCCGATCAGCGCTGACGTGAAGGCCGCACAGGCCGCGATGGTCGCCGACCTCGATCAGGCCCGCGCCGCGCGTGCGGCGGAAACAGTAGAACGCGACGGGCGCGAGACATTCATGCGCGCCCGCGCCCTGGAAGAGATGATCGCTGCGGGTGACGCGGTGACCAAGGAACAGCAGCGCTGGTTGGCTGGGTATCAGGGCACCGCTGAATACAGAACCTGGCAAGGCATGGTCGCGGATTTCGGACTTGAGGTCCTGGCCAAAGAATAACCGCCGCCGGGTGGCACCCCGGACGGCGGTAAGAGCAACACGAAGGAGCAGTGCAGCATGCAAGACGCAACACAAAATTCGGTCGCCCCGCTACGCAACGTAGCAGCCCTTGTGGCGTTGATCGACAGAATTCAGAACCGGTCGCCAAATTTGCCGGGCATGGGGACATTCTACGGCCCTAGCGGGTTCGGCAAAACCACGGCAGGCATCTACGCCACGAACAAGTTTCACGCGGTGACGGTGCAGGTCAAATCGGTCTGGACCAAGAAGAAGCTGTGCGAGGCGATCCTCGCGGAACTGGCCGTGCCCGCGGCCAAGACCATCGGTGACATGCTGGATCAGATCAGTGCGCATCTGGCCATGACGGACCGCCCGCTAATCATCGACGAGGCCGATCACCTGGTCCAGCGCCGCATGATCGAGATCGTCCGCGACATCTACGAGGGCAGTCAGGCCCCGGTCATCCTGATCGGTGAAGAGCTGTTGCCGCAAAAGCTGCGCGAATGGGAACGGGTCCACGGCCGTATCCTCGACTGGGTCGCCGCCGAACCCGGTGACATGAGCGACGTGAACCATCTGGCGCGGATTTACGCGCCGGGGATCGAGCTGACCCAGCCTCTCCGCAAAAAGCTGCTGGAAGCGTCCATGAGCTCGATCCGGCGCATCTGCGTGAACCTCGACCGCGTGCGCGAGTTCGCCCAGGTCGAGGGCCTGCAGACGGTCGATGTCAACGACTGGGGGCGCAAGCAGTTCTTTACGGGGATCGCCCCTGAAATCCGCAAGTTCGGCGACCTCGCACGGGGGGCACGCTGATGGCCAGCAATCCTTATGCAAACCGCACGCAGGTCAAATGCTGGAACATGGCCACGACACTGGACCAGTTCAGCTTCATGGAACTGGCCGCGAAAACACGGCTCGCCCCCGGCACGGTCACCAAGATCGTCAAGGGCTGGGTCGACGAAGGCAAGGTCGATGCCTGCGGCAAGGGCTACAAGGGACGCCTTTATTTCCGCGTCAAGAACGAACACCGCCCGCCCAAAGTGGTCCGCGACGAACGGCTGAAACAGACCCGCACGCCCCACGATCTGATGTGGGAGGCCATGCGCGGCCTTGGTCAGTTCACACCGCGTGATGTGGTGGCCCATGCGACGACCGACTGGCTTTCGGTCAGCGAGGACGAGGCGCGCGACTTTTGCCGGCTGCTTCTCAAAGGCGGCTATTTCAAGGTCGTGGAAAAGGCGATCCCCGGCAAACGCGAGGCAACCTACCGCCTGCGGCGGAACACCGGCCCCCTGCCCCCGCGCGAACGCCGGGTGACGGTCGTCTATGATCCGAACCTGAACGAGATCACCCACATGCCGGAGGCCTTGGCATGAGTGGCGCTGTGACAGTGGCCCGCGAGGCGTGGGGTCCGGCTTTGCCCGACTGGGTTCTGCGTCTGGCCGAGGCCTGCGAGGAGACGTCCCAAAACAAGGTCGCAAGGCGGCTCGAACGGTCGCCCGCCTTGGTCAGTCAGGTCTTGCGCAACAAGTATGCAGCCGAGCTCGACCTGGTCGAAGAGCTGGTCACGGGCAAGCTGCTGGCCGCGACGCGCGACTGCCCGGCACTGGGCGAGCTGCCGCTGGATCAATGCCAGGCATGGCGCAGGCGCGCCCGCGTGTTCAACGGGGCCAATGCGCAAGGCGTCAAGATGTACCGAGCCTGCCACCGCTGCCCGGTCTTTCTGGCGGAGGGCCGCAAATGACTGGTGAAATCGAGACCCGTATCATCGCCCTCGCCAAGCAAGGCATGGCCCCCGCGCAGATCGCGCTCGAGGTCGATCGACAGATCACCACGGTCTATCACTATTGCTGCAAGGCACGGCGCAATGGCGAGGTCATCCCGAAGTTTCGCACCGGCAAGGGCGCGGGGCAGCGGCCCACGTTGATGTCTGTTGCACCGCAGACCGTGAGCCGTCTGCGGCCACTCGCCCATGAGCGTGGCCAGACCGTGCCGGAATTCTGCAACGAATTGCTGGCCGTGATCGCCCAAGACGATCTCGCGGCCTCCGTCCTTGATGATGGAGAGCCAGATGCCTGATCCGTCCCGCTTCACACAAGACGAGATGCTGCGCCTGGCGGCCTCCGCCGTCGCCAAGGTCGATCTGATGGGCGCAAGGGGCACCACCCTTTGCACCATGGACGAGATCGAGGCCATGGCCACGCTTCTCGCCGTCTCGGGTCTGCTGCCGGATCGCCCGGCGCCGGACCAGCACCACCCCGTAATTTTCGCCACGAAAGAGGACTACACCCATGACTGACATGACCCCCATCGGCACCGGCCGTCGCGAAATCGACGGCCGCATCGAGATCGGCGACGGCAAGGGCGGCTGGAAGCCCGTTGACCTGGTCAAGCCGCAACACCTGCTGGAGGACGAAACCGTCCGCAAGATCGTGGGCTTTGCCTGCGCGCTGTCGGACCAGGTCGCCCGGTTCAAGGAACACACGTTTGACGACATCGGGGCCTTCGAGGCGCTGCTCGCCCAAGAATACGACGCCAAGCTGGGCGGCAAGAAGGGCAACAAAACGCTGATGAGCGTGGACGGCCTGTTCAAGGTGCAGGTGCAGGTCAGCGACCACATCGATTTTGGTCCCGAACTCCAGATCGCCAAGGAGCTGGTGGACGAGTGCCTGAACGAATGGGCGGCCAACGCCCGTGACGAGATCCGCACGATCGTCACCCGCGCCTTCAACACCGACAAGGCGGGGCAGATCAATCGGTCCGAAGTGTTCATGCTCCTGCGTCTGGATATCGCAGACCCGCGCTGGACCAAGGCGATGGACGCGATCCGTGACGCGATGCGCGTGGTCGGGTCGAAAACATATGTCCGCTGCTACCGTCGCGACCGCTTTGACGCACCTTGGCAGGCCATCACCATCGATCTGGCGAAGGCCTGAGCCATGACCCGCTCCCTGCAACGCCTTGTCCATGTCGCCTGCCGCGAGCTGGCGATCGACGCTGAAACCCGCCGCGACCTGCAACTGGTCGTGACGGGCAAGGCATCGATGGCGGACATGGACGAGGCGGACCTGCAAAAGCTGCTGGCCCGGCTCAAGGAAAAGGGGTTCCGGGTCACGGCCACGGGCAAGCGCAAGGCCGCACCCCGCGCGGACCTGCGCTACATCCATGTGCTCTGGCGGCTGCTGGGCGAGGATGGTGCACTGGATCGGCCAGGGCGCGCAGGTCTGAACGCCTTCGTCCGGTCCCGGTTCGAGGGCAAATGGGCCTCAGTCCCTATCGACATCGATACGCTGCAAGACGCGGGCCAGATTAACGACGTGACCCGCGCACTAAAGGACTGGTGCGCGCGACGCGGAATCAAGACTGAGCGATGACCCAACTGCCGGGTATCGCAGGAGAGATCGAGGACGCGATCGGTCTGGAGTTGACCGCCAAGCTGCTCAAGCGGCGGGGCGGCACCGAGATCAATATACCGGTGAAACCCACCCCAAGCCTGCTGTCCGAGATCATCGGCACGCCGGCGACACTCAAACTGATCGAGACCTTTGGCCCTGGGCGGATCGCCCTGCCTTGCGGCCACATGCGGGGCCGCGATGCCGAACGGCTTGAGCGCCGCCGTCGTGCAATCGCGATGCTCGAAGACGGCGCGTCCGTACTTGACGTTGCACTGCGCTGCGACCTCAACCAACGGACAGTCAAAAAGTACCGGGCGGAATTGGATCAAGATCAAAATTTGGGCCAAGAACAGTTCAAGTTCTGAACGGCAGGTCGATCATTCCTTAAAAACTGTCAACACATCGAGAATTGTTTTGGAACGTTGAAAATGGTTTGATTGCGGAACTCACAACAGATGAGGCCCGCATATGGAAGACAACCTCACCCGACTAGAGCGCCTGGTCCAACGATTGGAGACAGCGCCAGCAGCGAGACTATGCGCAAAAATCGGTAGTTTCACTGCTTTTTGTATCGTTGCGTTTACTGGCTACCAGATTTGGGTAGATTTAAACGATAGAAATAAACAGCGGGACATTTTGCAAGAGGAGAGAGCCGAGCGGAGGGAGTCCGAAAAGCTGAGGGCGTGGTCGTACCTTTTGGATCCGGCCCTACCGCCAAGACTTCGAGGGTCGTCGATCAGCACCTTGGTCAAAGGCGGTGAGACGCTGAATGGCGTTGAGTTGGGTTGTCGACCAAAGGATGATTCAATCACCAACTCCAATACCTGTCGCGGTGCGACAGTTTTGGACGGCATTGACTTAAGAGACAGTAGTGTCGGTTGGCTATCTTTGACCGACGTAGTACTGCGAAACGCAACGCTTAGCGGTGCGAGTTTCTGGATTTCTGGAACAAACAACTATTTTGATCAATCAACTGTTTCGAATTCTGCGATCCAATTTGACGGTTTTGGGAATGGGATCATCAATAGCTCCATTACCGCGTCAGATATTTTTCTTAGCTACACCCAGATCTTTAATATTGTCGCCACGGAAGTAAGCGGAACCTGCTTGTCGGAGCCACCTCACCTTCAAGATGAATACTATCAATCTAGTCGCCAAGTCAGCGTAGCGAACGGCTGGGATTCTGATGTTGACGTCACTTCGGTGGATGTCATCTTGGATAAAGTATGGGCGTATGCGGACAACCCGCCCGCCTGTCCTAGCGGAACACAAAACATCATTAATATCAGCAACCACATTACATATTGTGATCCAGAATATCCGGTTTCTTTTGATCAGCGACTTGAAAGCCTTTACGACTTTTCGTTTCGCTCATGGCTTGGCCGCGACGACCTATCTCGCTACGAAACCCGCCTTTTCCCAACTCAAGCTGCGGTGTTTGGTGCGTTTGAAGCTGAAGTCCCTCAAAATGAAGTTTTATTAGGTGGATTTAGAGGCTGCCGTCCAATGTCACTTGGACAAGCGATGGCGTCCTATCCCGAGAAATATGAAGGGTATGTCGTAGTAGTGGACGCGCCAGATTAGCGCCAGATCGACTGATCTAAGATTCCCTCCGATGGGATCGGCATTCTGATAAATACTTCGTCGCTGTGAGACACATTCATCGGACACCCGGTGAACGCGTTCACCGGCTACCGTTCGCGCGCGCGATGGCAAATTGACCGGGACACTGCCGCCCGGAGCCCGCGCCATGAAACTTTCCCGCCACAAGATCACGACTGCTACTTGGCAGGCCGCAACGCACGTAGGTGGCACGATTGAGCCGACGCTGATCGTCCTTCACGACACGGCCAGCCGCTTGGGCGAAGGGTCCGCCGCTACCTACCTGGCAAACAACACTGCCAAGGTTTCCGTCCACTTTGTCGTCGAGCGTGACGGGTCGCTGATCCAGCAGGTCGCCACGAACCGCCGCGCCAATCATGCAGGCCGGTCGGAATATCACGGCCAGACCGGCTGCAACGGGTTCTCCATCGGGATCGAGATCGTGAACCCCGGCCGCATGACGGCGGCGGGGCATGGCTTTGCGCGGACGTGGTTCAAAGAGACGTTTAACGTCGAGACCTTCAACATCCACGAGGTCACGACAGACGAACACGGCCACGGCTGGTGGATGGACTATACGCCCGAGCAGATCGCCACGGTCACCGCACTCTGCACCACACTGTTCGCAGGCATCCCGACGCTGACGGACATCCGCACACACTGGTATGTCTCGCCAGGTCGCAAGACAGACACCAACCCTCTGTTCCCGCTTGAGGCGATCCGCGCCAAGGTTCTGGGCCGTGACGATCCGGCTGACATCGCAGCAGAGGAACAATCGTCCCGCCGCCAAGGCCAACAGCTTGTCAAGATTGCCACCCGTGGCAGCCGCCTGAACATGCGCCGCTGGCCCAGCTTCAACCCCAATGTCATCGCAGCGATCCCTGACGGCACCGCCGTGCCGGTCATCCGCGAAGGCGTCTTTGCCGGGCGGCCCTGGATGCGCGTCCTGTGGGGCGGGCAAGAGGGATGGATCGTCGCCAACTACACCACCGAACTGACCAAACCCACCTGAAAGGCCCCCCCGATGCTGAACTCACCCAAATCCCCCTTCGCGTCGAAAACGATCTGGGGCGCTGTCGCGGCCGTGATCATCGGCCTGCTGAACCTGCTTGGTTATGCGACGTCCGAGGCTGACGCGGAAACCCTGTCGCAGCTTCTGACCGGCATCGCCGCCAGTGTCGCGGGGGCTGTCGCACTCTATGGCCGGATCAAAGCCAACGCCCCGATCAAGCTGACCAAGGGTTGAGCCCATGGAATTGGGCTGGTCCGCCATCACCCTCGCCGGGCATGTGACGCTTTGCCTGTCGGTCCTGCTGATCCTCTGGAACGGGGTGACGGTGCTGCCCTACGTTCAGGCCCCGGCAAGCTTTGCGCCGGTCGCCAGTCCGCTGTTCCTGTTCGGAGCCGCGATCCTCGTCGAACGGATCTACTACATCGCGGCGCGGCTGTTGGTAAACAGCGGCACGAACCTTTGGGAATTGCACCCTGCCCCGGATCTGTTGTCAGCCATCGTTGCTGCGGCAGCTTTCTGGGTTGCTGCGACGGTGCGCATGATCGGACGCCCGCGCGGACTACCCTGCCGAGGCGCAATCACCACACAGGCAGGCGTGATGCTGTCCGTATTCGGCCTGTTGTCTTGGGGATTGGCATGATGGAGTGGATCACGGGCGGAAAGGAACTGCTGGGTCTGATCCTCGCGGCCATCGGCGTTCTGGGGTTCCTCGGGCGCTGGTTTTGGGGCCGCGTATCCAGTCGGGTCAAATCCGATTTCAGCGGCCTGACCTCTGGCCACAAGGAAATCGTCAAGCGGCTTGAGGACGTCGAAAAGGATCAAGGCCGCCTGGGCTACGAGCTCAAGAAGGTCGAGACGCGCCTGACGGCGGTCGAGGCACGCATGGGATCACTCGCGACCAAGTCCGATCTGCAAGCTGTCGTGGTCTCGATCGCCAAGCTGGAAGTCACGGGCGCGCATACGGCCCAGATGGTCGACACGCTCTACCGTGGTGTCCTGGCCAATGCGGAGCGTGGCAAGTGAGCATGCTGCGCCAATGGGCCAACAGCGTGGTCCGGATCGAGACGGAAAAGCGCCGCCTGGAAATCCTGGAATACCTGCTGGGCACCCCCGGTTACGAGGCCGCCGCGAGCCTGTTGCGTCTGAACTGTCAACGCCTGGGCGTGCCCTCGACGATGGATCAGACAATCGCCGCGCTGCAGTGGCTGGAAGAACAAGAGCTGATCACGGTCCGACGGCATGCGGACGAGATCATTGCCCGCATCACGCTCGATGGGCGCGAGGTCGCGGACGGCACGCGGACAGTGCCGGGCGTCATGCGCCCCGATCCCTGAACCAGTTTCACTACCCTTTCAAAGGAGCCTTCAACATGGCTGCAAATCCCGAAACCGAACACCGCCGCCTGTCGATCCTGCGGCACCTCGAACGGTCGTCTGATTACACGTCGAACGCCTCGATCCTGATCGACGTGGTCAATGGTGTCGGTGTGTCCACGACCGAGGACCAGATGCGGGCCGCACTTGCCTGGCTGGCGGATGCCGAATTGATCGAGATGACGGACCACGGCCATGTGGTCATCGCCACGGCGACCGTGCGGGGTGCAGAGGTGGCGCTTGGCCGCAGCGTTTATCCCGGCGTCAAACGTCCGACGGCGCGGCGCTGACATGCCCCCGCCCCGCAAGATCGATCTGCTGCCCAAGGAGTTGCGCGACTGGCTTCAGGACGCGCTGAAGGAGCGCGGGTTTTCCGGCTATGTCGAACTCGCAGCGGATCTGAACGACAAGCTTGAAGAGCGCGGCCTCGAGGTGCGGATCGGCAAATCGGCGGTGCATGCCTACGGCCAGGAATACGAACAGATGGCCCGCGCCCAGGAAGAGGCGAGCGCCTGGGCGGTCAGTTGGATGGAAGGCAATGGCCTGGAAGAGGAAGCCAAGCGCCACAACGTCTTGTTCCAGATGATCACGACGCTGGCCTTCAAGGTCATGAAATCCCAGATGCTCAAGGAAGGCGAGGAGATCGACCCGCGCGAGCTGGCGTTCCTGGGCAAGATGCTCAAGGACGTGATGAGTTCGTCCGGTATGCGCGAGAAGATGACGGCCGATCAGGAAAAGCGCATCGCCGAACAGGCGGCGTGCGAGGCCAAGGCGGCTGTCGCCGATGACCTGACCCAGAACGCCAAGACCTTTGGCCTGACCGCCGACACGGCGGCCGCGATCAAGGCGCGCATCCTCGGGGTGGCGCTGTGACCGGCGTTGCGACCAAGCCGGAACTGCCCGCGGTCGTGGTCGCAGGGGGCGACCTGCCGTCTGTCCTGCTGCCTTATCAACAACGCCTGCTGTCACTGATGGCGACAGAGCAGCTCGTCGTTTGTGAGAAGTCGCGCCGCATCGGCATGACCTGGGGGATCGGGTCGGACGCCGTGCTGACGGCTGGCGCGCAACGGGCGGCAGGCGGAATGGACGTGCTCTACATCGGGTTCAATCTGGACATGGCGCAAGAGTTCATCGACGTCTGTGCCATGTGGGCCAAGGCCTTCATGCCCGCTGCGAGCGCCGTCGAGGAGTTCATCTTCAAGGACCAGACCGAGGAAGGGGCGGACAAGGACATCAACGCCTTTCGCATCCGGTTTGCCTCCGGTTTCGACATCGTCGCCCTGACCAGCAAGCCGCGCAGCTTGCGTGGTCGCCAAGGCTTCGTGATCTTTGACGAGGCTGCATTCCACGACGAGCTGGACGAGATGCTCAAGGCTGCGGTGGCGCTCTTGATGCTTGGCGGCAAGGTGCTGGTGATCAGCACGCACGACGGCGCGGAGAACGCCTTCAATCGTTTGATCGCCGACGTCCGGTCCGGCAAGCGCAAGGGCGTCGTGCTGCGGGTCACCTTTGACGATGCCGTCAACGACGGCTGGTACGAACAGATGGCGCTGTCACGCGGCTGGCCCAACACGCCTGAGGCCAAGGCCGAGAAGATCGCGGACATCATGGCGTTCTACGGCGATGACGCCGACGAGGAGTTGCACTGCATCCCCAAGATGGGCAGCGGGGCCTATATCTCGGCCGCCGCTGTCGAGGCCTGCATGACTGATGCGCATCACGTCGCCCGGCTGTCGTGCCCGTCAGGGTTCGAGTTGCGGCCTGCCGAAGAGCGCAGGACCTTCGTGCAGACCTTCCTCGACAATGAGGTCGTGCCACATCTGACCCGGCTGGACGATGACCGGTTGACCGCGATGGGCGAAGACTTTGGCCGCACCTCTGACCTGACCATCCTCGCCATCGGACAGGAACAGCGCGACCTGTCCGTCGTGGTGCCGCTGATGATCGAGCTCAAGAACATGCCGATCGAACAGCAATACCAGGTGATCGAAAGCGTCATCACGGGGTTGGCGCGGTTTCTGGGGGCCAAGTTCGACGCGACGGGTAACGGTCTTGGCCTCGCTGAACGCTGCCAGGAACGGTTCGGTCACGACCGGATCGAGGCGGTGAAGCTGAGCCAGGGCTATTACCTGGAGCACGGGCCGCGGGTTAAAAAGCACTTCGAGGATCAGACGATCAGCCTCGCCAATGATGTCGATGTCCGCGACGACATGCGGGCGGTCAAGCTGGTGCGCGGCATCCCGACGATCCCGAACGAGCGCAACAAGGGACGGCACGGCGATGCCTTCGTCGCCCTGATGCTGCTGCTGGCCGCACTCAAAACCGAATACCAGGTCGCGACCTACGAGCGGGTGCCACGGGGCGGGCGGCCTGACGATGACGGAAAGACGGTCGAGACGACCGCAGGCTTTGGATCACGTGAGGGGCTATGGTGAAAATCAGGGATGTGTTGCGCGATGCCTGGGGCCGCCTGGTCAAGACGGGCGAGCTGACCGAGGAACAGGCCGAAGGCGGCATGACAGGCGTGCGCCAGTCGTGGGTCGAGTCGGTCGCCAGCGGTCTGACACCGCAGGCGCTGGCGGGTATTCTGCAGGACTGCGACCGGGGTGAGCTGGACGCCTTCATGACGCTGGCCGAAGAGATGGAAGAGCGCGACCCGCACTACGCCTCTGTCCTGGGCCAGCGCAAACGTGCCGTGTCCGGCATCAGGGCAACGGTCAAACCCTATTCCGAGGCTGCCACCGACGTGGCCATCGCCAAATGGGTCGAGGACAATATCACCGGGCACGATCAATTCGCGGACCTGGTCGAGGATCTGATGGACGCCGTCGGCAAGGGCTTCGCCGTCGTCGAGATCGACTGGGCAACGGACGCGACCGGCTGGACGCCCCGCGCCTTTGTCTGGCGGACGCAGCGCTTTTTCCAGTTCGACCGCGAGACCGGGCGCAAGATCAGGCTGCGTGACGATGCCGATCCGCTGGACGGGGTAGAGCTACGCCCGTTTCGGTTCATCGTCCACACCGCCAAGCTGAAATCCGGTCAGGCGTTTCGGGGCGGCCTGGCCCGCGTCGTGGCCTTTAGCTGGATGTGCAAAGCCTACACGGTCAAGGACTGGATGGCGTTTGTCGAAACCTACGGCCTGCCGTTGCGCTTGGGCAAATACGATCAGGCCGCGACAAAGCAGGATGTGGCCACCTTGTTCCGCGCGGTCGCCAACATCGGCACGGATGCGGCGGCGGTGATCCCAAAGCACATGGACATCGAATTCGTCCAGAACACGTCCGGCAACGGCAGCCAGCCCATCTTTGAAAACCTCGCCCGCTACGTCGACGAACAGATCAGCAAGGCAGTACTGGGTCAGACGATGACCACCGACAACGGGTCCAGTCAGGCACAGGCCAATGTCCACAACGAGGTCCGCCACGATGTCGCTACCGCCGACGCGCGGGGCATCACGGGCGCGATCAATCGGGACCTGCTGATCCCGGCGGTGCTGCTGAACTTTGGCCCGGTCAAAGGCTTTCCCAAGGTTCTGATCACGGTCGAGGAACCCGAGGACATCAAGGCCAAGGTGGATGGTGTCGTGGCACTCGCCAGTGCCGGTGTGACCTTCAAGGCGACCGAGGCGCGCGGGATCGTGCGCATGTCCGACCCCGACGATGACGACGAAGTCTTTGGCGGCGCGCCTGTGACGGCCCCGGTGCCAACCACGACAGCGCGGCTGACACTCGCCCGAAACGGGGCTGAGGTCGATGTGATCGACGACATCCAGCGCGACATGCTGTCGGACTGGGAACCGGTCATGGACGAGCTGATGGGGCCGTTCATGGCCGCGATCGCGGAGGCGGACAGCTATGAGACCGCGCGTGCGGCCCTTGACAAGATCGACGGCTTGCCCAGCTCTCGCCTGATCGACCAGCTCGTGCGCGCCAGCTTTACTGCCCGCGCGGCCGGGGACGTGGTGGATGGCTGAGACTGACGACCGGCCCGGCTACAGCTTTGATCCGGGCCCACCGCCCGAGGCGTCACGCTTTCTCGCAAACAAGGGCTGGCAACCCGCCTTTAGCTGGTTGGATGTCGAACCCGAGGAACACGCCGTCGCCTTCAGCGTGGCCAAGGCCACCAGCCTCGATGTCCTGGGCGATATCCGTGCCGAGCTGCAAACGGCCCTCGATGACGGGCTGGCCTTTGCGGAGTTTCAAAAGCGGTTGCGCCCCCGCCTTCAGGCCCGCGGCTGGTGGGGCACGCAGGCCGTCACTGACCCGGCCACCGGAGAGACGGCTCCAGCAAAGCTGGGCACGCCGCGCCGGTTGCGGACGATCTATGACGCCAACCTGCGATCGGCCCGCGCGGCTGGCCAATGGGACCGGATCCAGCGGACTAAGGCGGCCCTGCCCTATCTGGCCTATCGTCTGGGACCAAGCGAACGGCACCGCCCGCACCACGCGGCCAAGGAATGGCTGGTCCTGCCAGTGGACGACCCGTTCTGGCAAACCTGGTATCCACCCAACGGCTGGGGCTGCAAATGCTGGGTCATGCAGATCTCGCGCTCCCGTGCCGAGGAACTGGGCATCGACGACAGCCCCGAGATCGACACCCGCGAATGGCTGAACAACCGCACCGGCGAGACCAAGATGGTTCCCGTCGGCATCGATCCCGGCTGGGACCGCAATCCGGGTGCCATGCGTCAGGCCGCCATGATGCGGTTGCTCGAAGGTCGCGTTGCAAACCTTTCTGAACCGCAAGCCCGCGCCGCCGTCCGCGACATGGCCTCAAGCTGGCTGGTCCAGCGAGTCTTGGCTGGCCGGTCGGGCGCGCGTGTCTCAATCGGTATCATGGCCCCTGATATTGCGGATGCAATCGGCAACCCGGCGCGCTTGGTCAGGATCACCGACGCGGCCGGGCAAAAGGTCGGCACTAAGAACACCCCGGTGACCACCGCGGTGATGGCCCGTGTCTCTGACGCGATTGCAGAGGGTCCGATGGCCTGGGACCGGCGCGAGGGGCGCGATGATCTGCTGATCTTTGTCGACGGGCCGGAGCCTTGGCATGTCGTGCTGAAGAACCTGACCCGCATCGGCGAGCTTTGGGTCCGCACGATCCACCGCACGACCCGCCGCAAATGGGAGGCCGATCTGAGCCGGGACGGTGTCGAGGTTCTGAGGTAGGGGATGCGCCTGGAGGATCGGAACTCCCTCGCAGCAACAAGTGCCGGTACTCCGTTTGGCTCAGGCGCACTTTTGAAATATGCCGATACCGGGCCAAAATCAACCGCCGGGTGCCGATCCGACATCCGCCCTGCGACGCAATAGGCCCTGAGAGCGCGATTAAATACCGTTTAAATACCCCCCTTTTGGTTTTGACGACCGTGGGTAGGGTTTTGGCGGTGAAGGCCCTGTACGGCCCTCTGAGCGGCTCGCGGAAATTCAGGCCAAACCGGCAACCACCCGGTGAACGCGTTCACCGGCTACCCGTCGCGCGCGCGATGTCACAACGGCAGCATGAACACTGCCCGTATTTCACAAATCACCCCCGTTGCTTTGGCCGCCGATGGCGGTGCCGCACCCGAGTGGGTCCAACTGACCCCCAAGGGGCCGGAGCTTGCCGCAAATGACGGGCGCAAGCATCGGCTGACACGGCCCGACCAGGTGATCGCAGCCTTCCGCGCCTACGGCCACCCGCTGCCGATCGATGTCGAGCACGCAACGCACGTCCGCGCCGATCAGGGTCTTGAAGCCCCGGCCTACGGCTGGGTGCGCGAGATCGAAACCCGCGACGGCGCGCTTTGGGGGCGTGTCGAGTGGAACGAACAGGGGGCCGCCTGGGTCGCCTCCAAGGCCTACAAGTTTCTGTCGATCGGCTACGCAGCCGACCCCGCGACCGGCGAGATCACCCGTCTGATCTCTGTCGGTCTCACCAACACCCCCGGTTTCAAAATGCCAGAGCTCGCGAAGGCGGGCACCACACAGGAGAACCAAACCATGGACAAAGCCGTCCTCGACGCGCTGGGGCTTGCCTCGGACGCGACCGCCGCCGACGCGGTGGCCAAGATCAAGGACCTCAAGCTGGAGGTCCACACCGCCAGCGCCAAGGCACCGGACCCGACGCTCTACGTCGCCAAGGCGCAGCTTGATGCGGCCAACGCCAAGCTGACCGAGATGGAAGAGGCGGAAACCGCCCGCGCCGAACTGGCCATCACGGCAGCCGTCGATGCGGGCGTCGCCGCGGGCAAGATCGCGCCCGCTGCCAAGGACGGGTTCCTCGCCATGGCCAAGGTGCAGGGCATCGAGGCCTTTACCGCGACGGTCGCAAAGATGCCGGTCATCGTCGGCGGCAAGTCCGAGCTGGACGACAAGGACCCCGACAAGAAATCCACCACGCTCTCCGCCGAGGAGATCGCCGTCGCAAAACAGATGGGTCTGACCGAGGCGGAATTCGCCACGGCCAAGGCCGAACAGGAGGCCTGATCCATGGCTATCATCACCCCCGCCCTTCTCCTGGCGCTGAACACCTCGATCCAGAAGGCGTTCAAGGATGCCTACGCCCAGATGACGGTCGATCCGTTCTGGAAAAAGGTCGCCACGCTGGTGCCGTCCACGACCAGTTCCAACACCTACGGCTGGCTGCAGGATTTCCCGCAGTTGCGCGAATGGATCGGCGACCGTGTCGTCAAGGACATGAAGTCCCAGGGCTACGAGATCACCAACCGCCTGTTCGAGGCTACGCTCGGCGTCAAACGCACCGCGATCGAGGATGATCAATACGGTCACTATTCCCCGATTGCCGCGCACATGGGTCAGGAATCCGCACAGCACCCCGACCGCCTGATCTCTGACCTGATGGGGCAAGGCACCGCCTCGCTCTGCTACGACGGGCAGAACTTCTTTGATACCGATCATCCGGTCTATGCGAACCCTGACGGTACAGGCGCTGTCTCGACCGTCGCCAACTACGCCGACGGCGTGGAACCCGCCTGGTATCTGCTGGACACCCGCAAGGTGCTCAAGCCGTTCATCTTCCAGGAACGCACCAAGCCCGAGATGACCATGAAAATGGACCCCAAGACCTCGGACGTGGTGTTCGCCAAGGACGAGTTTCAGTGGGGCATCCGGTATCGCTGCGAGGCGGGCTTCGGCTTCTGGCAGATGGCCTATTGCTCGCGCCAGCCGCTGACGGTCGCCAACTTCGAGGCTGCCCGCACCGCGATGCGCAAGGTGACAGCCGACGGCGGTCGCCCGCTGGGGATCGCGCCCAACATGATCGTCGTCAACGCCGACAACCAGTCCGCGGCCGAGGACATCTTTGCGGTCCGCAGCCTGCCGAACGGTGGCGACAACAAGCATTACAACAAGGTCGAGATCGTCGTTGACGACTGGGCCGCGTAAGGGAGCGCGCGCATGAAACTCTTCATTCAAGCCACCACACCGTCGGGCACGTTTTTCCGGGCCGGGCGGATGTGGACCAAGGACGGCACCGTCGTGGACAGCGACGACTTCACCGACGCCGACGCGAAGGCGATCGAGAACGAGCCGCACCTGAAGGTCCGCACCGCCACCCCGGCCGAGATCGCGGCGAGCGACGTGCCGGCTGCGATACCGACAGAGGCCGAGGTCATCGACGCGCTGCTGTCCGCGATCCCGCAAATGGCGGACGACGATTTCACCAAGGCCGGTCTGCCCGACATGGGCAAGCTGCGCGCCGCCGTGGCGATCGACGACAAGCTGGTCACGCCAGAGCTGCGCGACGCGGCGATGGAGCAGCTCGTAAAAGGTGGCTTCAAGGCCCCGTTGAAAGCCTGATCCCATTCGGCACCGCAGCAAGCAGACATCCTCCCCAGATGGCTGCGGCTGCCGATACGCCCGCCCCCGCCTGGCAGCGTCGGGGGCGGGCACGAAGACAAGGGGAAGCCATCGCGCCCCGCATCGCTGCACCGTCCGGTGGAACAAGCCCGGACCCGATGGCCCAGGGGGAGGATGGCCCCCACGAATTTCGAGGACACCATGTACGCAAGCCAGGACGACATCATCACGCTCTACACCGCCGACGCGCTGGTCGTGGCCGATCGCGACGGTGACGGTGTGCCCGACGACGCGGCGATCACCCGCGCCCTGCGCTCGGCCAGTGCCGAGATCGATGGCTATGTCGGTGTCCGCTACGACCTGCCGCTGGCCGATCCCCACGACATCCTGACGCAATACTGCGTTGATATCGCGCTATACCGACTGGCTGGGTCGTCCAGCACGATGACCGAGGAATTGCGCCAGCGATACGAGGACGCGATGGCCGCCCTCAAGCGGATCGCCAAGGGCGAGATGCGCCTGACCATCGCCCCGGTCGCGGGCGAAGACCCTAAAGACGGCGGCCCCAACCCGCTGACGATCGGCGGACCCGCGCGTCTGTTCTCACGCGACAAGATGCGGGGGCTCTGATGGTCGGGGTCGTCGCACAGTTTGAACTCGACACCGCCATGGTAGAGGCCGGTTTGCGTGACCTTGCCGCCTGGCAGATCGATGCGCTGGCCTTCAACATCGGCGCGCTGCTGGAGACTGCAACCAAGGAACGCATCGCCGACGACAAGGCCGGTCCCGACGGCGAGCCTTGGGCCGCATGGTCGGAAGGCTATGCCGCGACGCGCAGCGCGCGCCATTCGCTGTTGGTCGGTGACGGTCTGCCCGGCCTGCTGGACAGCATCCAGAACTATTCCGACGGCCCCGAGGCGCGGGTCGGCACCAACCTCGTCTACGGCGCGATCCACCAGTTTGGCGGCGAAGAGGTAGGCAAGCCGGGTCTGCCCGCGCGGCCCTACCTGGGCCTGTCCGATCGGGATCGCCGGGACATCGCAGAACTGGTGACCGGTGACCTGAACGAGGTGCTGCAATGACCGGCCTGCTGCAGGAGCTGCCGGAGGCTGTCGCAGCCCGCCTCAAGGAGGTGCTACCCGCAACCCGGACCTGCAAGGGCATCACCGGGCGGTTCAACCTCGAACGGCTCAAATCCGACGCGATCCAGACGCCCGCCGTGCTGGTGTCGATCCTCGACATCAAGCAGGCGGACACCGCTGCCGGTGCATTCCACACCTTTGATCTCGCCATGGCGGCGTTCATCGTGACCAAGGACGCGCTGGGGCTGGACCGCGATGCTGCTGCTGCCGCGATGATGGGCGCGCTGGCGACCGCCGTTCCCGACCGTCGCTGGGGCCGCCCGGATTGCGGTCAGGCGCGCAACGTGCGTGGTCAGTCCGTCGTGACCGCTGGTTGGCAAAAGTCTGCCGCCAGCCTCTGGGCCGTCACCTGGACGCAGCCCTGCACCTTTGATCCCGCCGTAGAAGACGCACCGTTGGGCGTGGACCTCTATGTCGGTCAATCGCCGGACATCGGGGCGGACCACATCAATGAATACACCCGGATCGGAGAAGCACGATGAGCCTCGCCGATGCCGAAGCCGATCGCCGTATCGCCAATGTCCTGCAAGTCGGGACCATCCTGTCCGTCGATCCCGCCGGACCCAGCGTTGCCGTCAACCTGGGCGACATCACGATCCCCGCCGCTGCCGTCGGCATGATGCGCGCGGGCGGCCTGTCGCTGTGGTGGATGCCTGCCGTCGGTGAACAGGTCCTGGTCGCATGCCCTGGCGGTGACATGGCCCGCGCCATCGTCGTGTGCGGGATCTTCGCGGGCAACGCGCCCTCCGACGATGCCACCGTGCCGCTGTTCGAGCTGGCCGGCGGCGAAATCCACTTCAACGGCACCCTGATCGTAAGCGGCGATGTCATCGCCGGAGGGATCAGCCTGCAAAACCACATCCACGGCGGCGTCACAGCCGGTGCCGCCACAACCGAAGGACCGCAGTGATGACCAAACCGAGCAAAGCCAACCCCGCGGCCACGCCAGATCCGCGCAATTCCTATGTGGCCAATGCGTCCGGGTGGATCGCGGGCGCGTACCGCAAGAAAGGCGACACCCTGCAGCTGACACCGCAGGCCGCCGCCTATGAGAACGTGACACCCGCGCCCGAGGCCAAGGAGGCGAAGTGACTGGCCTCAGCCGCCATACCGGTCAGCGCCTGACCCTGGACGCGCATCTGGCGCAGTCCGTCGGTGTGATCCTGTCCACGCCCAAGGGCAGCCGCGTGCTGCGGCGTGACTTTGGGTCGGACCTGCCGCGCCTGATCGACATGCCGGTCACACCCGCGACGGTGATCGAGGTCTATGCCGCGACGGCCGAGGCGATTGATCTGTGGGAACCGCGCCTGACCCTGCGCCGCGTCAGCGTGATCGCCAGTGCTGCCGGTCGCGTGACCCTTGAGTTGGAAGCCGAAATCGCAGGCGAGGTCACGACCCGCACGATCCCGGTCGAGGTGGCGGCATGACCCGGTTCACGCAGATCGATCTGGAAAACCTGCCCGCGCCCCAGGTGGTCGAGACGCTGGACGTCGAGGCGATCTTTGCCCGCAAGCGTGACGCCTTGCTGGCGCTGGCACCTGACCTTGCACCGGTGCTGGCGCTCGAAAGCGAGCCGCTGACGATGTATCTGCAGCGCGACGCCTTTGATGAGGTGCTGTTGCGGGCTGCCGTTAACGACGGCGCGCGCGCCGTGATGCCCGCCTATGCGACCGGCGCAAACCTCGATCAGCTTGCGGCCTTCTACGGTGTGGCGCGTCTTGTCCTCGCCCCGGCGCAGCCGGACGCCACGCCACCGGTCGCAGCGGTGATGGAAAGCGACAGCGATTTCCGCAGCCGCATGCAGTTGGCGCTTGAGGCACAGACGACAGCCGGCACCGTCGGGTCGTATCTGTTCTTTGCCAGGTCCGCCGATCCGCGTGTGCGCGACATCGCGGTCGCCAACCTCGCGCCCGGCGTCGTGGGCATCCGTGTTCTGGCCGAGGCCGGTGACGGCTCCGCACCTGCGGACCTTTTACAGGCCGTTGAAACCGCGTTGAACGATGATTTCGTCCGGCCCCTGACCGATCTGGTGCAGGTCGAGAGTGCGGTCATCGTGCCGTACCAGGTCGCCGCCACGCTGACCTTTTACGACGGTCCCGACAGTGCGGTGGTGCTGGAGACATCGCGTGCCGCCGTCACCGCCTACGTCGCCGCGCGCCGCCTGATCGGTGAGAACGTTACGCGCTCCGGCCTCTTTGCCGCCCTGCACGGTGCTGGCGTCCAGAACGTGGTTCTCGCCAGTCCCGCCGCCGATATCGAGATCGATGGCACCAGGGCCGCGTTCTGCACAGACATCACCCTGACCGCAGGGGGCATCGATGCTTGATCAATCCCTCCTGCCTTCCAACGCCACCATGCTCGACCGCGCGATCGAAACCGCGACGGCTGTGCCTGACGATCTCAAGTTCGACATCGGCCGCGTCGGTCGGGTGGCGGATTGTCCGGCGGACCTGCTGCCCTGGCTCGCCTGGGCGATGTCCGTCGATAATTGGGACGCGACCTGGTCGGATGCCGTCAAACGCGCCGTGATCGCGCGGTCGGTCGAGGTGCATCGCCGCAAGGGCACACGCGGGGCCGTCATCGCGGCCCTCGATGCAGCCGGGATCGATGCCGTGCTGGAGGAATGGTTCCAGTACGATGGCGTCCCGCACACCTTCCGCCTCGATATCGGCATGGAGCGGATCGAGGACTCCGGCCGCCGCGCCGATGACGCCTTTGTCCAGGACGTGGCCCGCATCGTCGAAAGCATCAAGCCGGTCCGGTCCCAATACGCACTGCGCGTCAGATCGACCGTCGCCAGCGGCGGCGTCACCGCCACCGGCATGCGCGCGCGCCTCGATGCGACCGGCATCCTGCGGCCCGCGGTGCCGGTCAACG